GTAAGTGTATTCCCGGTGCTCTTCCTAGGTATAGATATCGGTCGCATATATCTATACGGTCGGCGCCGCTAGCTTGGTGCCCACCTTGAGCGCTTGCGTTATATCCATAATTCGCATCTTTCCTTTAAATGCTATAAATCTTTTATTCATTACGGCCAACGCTTGTCCCACTCGAACCCTCTCTACTATTCGTTTATTCATAAATACTTTGGTCATCACATAAGTAGGATTGATTAAAACCAAGGAATCAGGTAAATTTGAATACTCAACATTATAGATTAAATAATATATTGTGGTATCATTCGCATATTTGATTGTGGCATAAGTCAATCCGCCCTTCTCATTTGTCTGGTAGTCAAAAGGTAATGCTTGGAGGATTTCTTCGGGCGGGCGTGAATCGAAGAATTTAATCCGTACAGTTCGTAGTACACCTCCGAATCTAACCCATCCTTCATCATCCATAATTCTCCGTAACGCCGCTCGTAGTTGTCCCATATTTGCCTGCAATCTTGCCACCTCATACGTATATTGAACCACTCGATCGATCGCAGGTGGTCCATCCAACATATTAGTGTAGTAGAATCCTTCTTGCCTGAATCTTTCTATATCATCTAACCTTGGTTCCGGGAGCATATCACGGTACATATACACCTGATCAGTCAGCATTAATTCTTCGAAATCATTAGCCACCGCCCAAGCTTCTTCTTCTAGCACCAACTTCATAGAATTCTGCATTGAAGGCAAACCTATCCACCTCATCATATCTCGGATATTGATAAAGCTATGTGAATGCGCTAAATCCATGATCGCTCGTACAGGCTCTGGTGATACTTCCATAACAGCTTTCCAGAAATGTGTGGGACGAGCTTCAATTAAAACATCTGGGAAACGGCGCTGTAATAGGGCCATCTGCTGCATATCTGTCTTCATAACTGTCAATTCTGAGGCATAGACCGACTCGATTAGCGGCGCACTTTCTAGCATCTCGTTTCGACGGATCGGCTCAAAAGATCTATTGAAAGCGTACCAAATTGAGATCCAACTTATGTCCAATATCACCGGGTCAACTCTTTCTTGCTGGCCTACCACCATATTCGCCAATAACACGTTAAACTGATCGTCTGGCATCGAAAAAGCTGAGTGTAAATCTTCATTTATTACCTGATTTATACGAGCGAATCGGACCATGTGAAACGGTAACATATTCCGGAAAAACGCAGCTTCTGTATCCTTACCCGCAGCAACTAACATCCTCAACATTTCATTATAACAATGGTAATTCATACCAATACCAAATGTGGCTGGATGTATTAGCTCTCGTGAATCTATATTACAATATCGTATATACCGTTGTGCATGATCATAAGGCGCTGGCTCCCTGTTTTCAACATCAACTAAACCCCATCCATTATATCCCGTACCCGTTTGAAAGTTGGCGCGAAATACGTTGCAATCATACTGTCCACGACCGATTCTAAAATCTAAAGGTTCTCCAGTCGGTCCATACTGAACTTGGATTCTGGTATTATACATATATAATAAAAAATCGGCCAGCGCGATATCTAGCTGCCTTGCCATATTTTGAGTTATGTTCGTAAATCGTGGGCCTGCCGTAAACATTAAATGCCCAACGACTCCTGCCACCATCCGTACAGCTGGGTCCATTCTTTCACCCGGATCTATTTTTAAATCTAAAATTATTTGTCCTGGAAACATCAACGCCAAATATATCTTTCTTACGTCATCTAATTGTTGTGCCGTTGGCGTTGATCCCGTTAATATAGCAAATGGTCCAGTTGTAGTAATTCTTTGCGTCAACGTGATTGAAGCTATGCGAGGATTGGGCGAAACATATTCTCCTGTCGGTAAGCACGTCGCTATATTCATTATCAAATTTGCAATTGAACACCTCGGTACATCCCAAATCACGCGTGGGTTGGCTGGCAGCCTCAACGCCAGTACCCAAATTGTATCTACACGTCTAAAATCTGTTAGAAATTCTTGTGAAAAAGTCATGCGTTTTCGTTTCCCCAGGCGCTCAAGCCACGTCACCGCTGCGCGCAATTCTTCCAATTGAACGGCCTCGATATATCCTTGTAACCGATTGTATATGCGATATACTGATTCCGAACAAGCACCCAAATACACATCGACATCACGGGTCGCTATATTACCGTTCTCTATTATAGCGCCATCTAGAACATGCTGTATCATCGCTCTATGCTCAGCCGTTAGCACCGGTAATATGCTTTTGACATCGACGCCCAGGATCTCTGGATCCGCTATTTCCATGCCTCTATGATCTTTTGTGGGTATGTTATGCAAGATAAAGGCTCCCTCGGTACGTAAATGCCTTACTTTTTTGATTACAGTTTCATAAAATTTCGCGGGTTCATTTTCATCTATCTTATCGCCAACTTCAGACATCCTTTCATAATAAGTGTCCACCCGGAGAAATCTATCCCTTGATTGCATCACCACATGCCTATATGAAATGATGGGTTTCTGTACAATTTTATAGATTGTCTCTGAGGCCAGCTCTTTAACTCCATCGATTATTTTTTGAACATCCGGTACCGTTAAATCGACGTCTTTAGTTGCTGCAACATATTCTGATTGCGCTTGTCGCACCTTTTGCATAATCTCTTGTAAAGCGAAGATTGAAAGTAAAGGTCCACTGTCACTTGATAACTCATCTCCTTTGAGATACGGACTCGTTTTTGGTACATTTGCATCTGGTGGATCTGCCATCGCTCCGGAAATTTAAC